TCCTTCGGCGATGGCCTTGACCAGGTAGACGGCGTGTACCCCGATCCGCGTCCCGCCGACACCGATCAGGTCTCGCGTCGAGGACATGTCGAAGTGCACCAGGGGGTTGGCCCACTCCGCGGGGAACTCGTCCCCGGTGATGCGACCGCCGACCAGGGTCGACAAGGCGAGGTCGCCGGCCAGGGTTTCCATCAGGAACCGGTCGACGACGTCCACGACCTCGATGCCGTTGCTCATACCGAACACGCCTCCCTGACTGCATCGGCCATGATCTGCGCGTACCTCAGCTCGAACAACATGGCGGCTGGACCGACGATCGGACGGGCGCGCTGCCGGCTCGTACCGAACTCCTGGTAGGCAGCGTAGAAGCCGTGCGCTCGGGCGCCGTGGCCGGAGCGAGCCGGGTTCAGGCCGACGCCGACGGAGACTCGCGCCCCACCCTCCCTGTAGACCTCGGTCGTGCTCTTGAGCACTCCGGTGTCGATCCAGAGGATGGGCCGCAGGTGCTCGGCGAGCTCGGTTCCGGTCCGATCGACGCCATCTGGGATCTCGCGCCTCATACCGCTGATCACGGTGGGGAAGTCGTTGCGGACCACCCGCCACCCGCTCATGCCGAACTCGCGTCCATCTCGCGCACGATGACGCGCAGCACCGTCTGCAGCTGTGAGTCCGGCGTCCGGGATGCCGTGACGATCCACTGTGCTCCGGTCACCGGGTTGGTGATCCGATCACCCTCGATGACATCGGTGCCGACCACGAACAGGACGGCCTGGCCCTCGGGGGAGCCGAACTCGCCCGCCCCGGTCCGCGGATCGGAGTCGGTCTGGGTGCCCATCTGCCGGGAGACGTAGCGGCAGGCGGTGCTCGAGGCGCGATCCGTCCAGATCTCGGTCCAGCCGCCGTATCCGTCGGCGACCATCGAGCGGTCGCCGATGATCGCCGAGTCGAGCAGGGTGTCGTCGATCAGCCGGCGCCCCACATCGACGATCCTGCGGACATCGACCATCTACGGCGCGGGGACCTGGGGCGGGGCCGACGGGTCGTCCCACTGCGGCGGGGGGTTCTCGTCCCGCCACAGCCCGGCTGCCTGGAGTACCGCCTTGTGTGCGGGGGTCACGGCGTCCGAGTAGGGGCGAGGGTCGTACTTCGGCGCCTTCTCCTCGTCCTGCAATGCGCCCTGTGGCTCGACGGCGTGCGCCGGGGCCGGGGTGGGGTCGGTCTTGGGCATGGCTGTACTCCTCAGATGTTGGACGGCTTGACGTAGACCGGCATCTCGTTGACCCCGTCGGCCACGCCGGAGGCCTCGAAGCGGAACCACCACCAGCCGGCTTCGGTCATGATCGGGACCGAGTACCAGAACCCCACCTCGTCGCTGGACAAGGCAGCCTTGTCCAGCGTGGTGATCGCCCCGGACGGGGTCTTGATCTTGAGGTACAGAGCCGTCGGATCCTTCGGCTCGCCGTCGACACGGATCTCGGCCTCGACCTTGAGCGCCTGCCCGACGAAGATCTCCCGAGCCTCGGCCTGCACCGGGGTCAACATGCGGGCCTCCTCAGCTCAGCCAGCGACGAGTGGTGATGCGGACCCAAGATACGGCGGACGCCGTCATCCTCACCGTCGCGGAACCGCCGACGAGACGACCGAGGTAGTTCGCCACCAGATTGCCGCTGGCGGTGATCGAACCGGTGAGGGTCCGCAGCAGCCCCTTGCGCAGCGCGCCGGATGCGGCGATCGATGCAGTGAGGATCTTCCGTGGCTGCTTCCCGACCAGTCCGGATGGCGTGACGGATCCGGCGAACACGCGCAGTCGGCCACGCAGCAGGGAGCCGGTCGCGGTGATCGACGCGGTGAGGATCCGCACGATGACCTTGATCCGCGTCAGCGCCCCGCTCGCCGTGACGGACGAGGTGAAGATCTTGCGCGGGGTCTTCAGGAGCGCCCCGCTCGCCGTGATGGACGAGGTGATGAGCAGATCCCCGGAGCCGTCGGTGATCTGGGCTCGATCGATGTCGATCTGCCCGTTGGCCGCGCTGCCCCCGACGGCCACCAGGCCCACCGAGCCGGGTCCGGAGATGTCGGAGTTGGTCAGGTCGTAGGTGGGGGTGGACGGCTTGCCCCCGGCCGAGGGCCAGACCCAGGCCTTGATCGAGGAGCCATTGACGTAGAAGTCGACCTCGTGCGGGACGTCCTGGGCGATCGTGTACGACTGCGCCGTGCCGATGACCGAGTCGCCGCCGCCGTCCCAGCGCACCAGGCGGATCTCCTGGGCGCCCCGGTCGAGCATCAGGTAGTAGCCGTCGACGAAGTCGAGATCGGTGTCCCCGCGCAGGATGACGGCGAGTGCGCCGTCCACCGAGCCGCGGAAGGTCACCCCGTACAGCCGGACCCGGCCGGCCGAGATCGAAACTGCATTGGCTGCGCGGGACGCCTTGCCGCTGTAGCCGGTCACCGAACCGGAGTTGAGCCGCCCGAAGTTCGACTGGACCGTGGCGCTGGCCCCTGAGGTCTGGAACCCCGCCACCCAGCTGCCCGACGACCACGCCGTCCCGTTCGAGGCGGTGAACGGGTCGTCGAGGTAGGTCGTCACCGGATCAGCTGCCCGAGGGCAGCGTCAGTCGGTAGGTGGTCGCCAGCGACTCGGCGTTGACCAGGTTGACCGCCGAGAACACGGAACGGTCCAGCATCACCCCGCCGCCGGTGGCGGCCTGGGAGAAGATGCCGTGCTCGGTGATCGCGAAGGTGTTGCTGACGGTGTTGGTGCCGATCGTCTCGTAGACGTTGGCGTTCCCGGCCTGCTCACCCTGGCTGCCGGTGGCCCGAGTGCTGGCCGGCGAGTAGCCGGTTGTCAGCTCGGTCACCAGGGCGGTCTGCCCGGCCGCCTCGGCCGTGGTGCCGGTGCCGATGCCGTGATAGCGCATGTTCTCGGCCTCGGTCAGGTTCTGCAGTGCGTCGACCAGGAACTGCACGCCGGCGTCGGTCACCACCCGGCAGCTCATCAGGCCCAGGTCGAGAGCGGTGCCATCGCGGCGCAGCACCTGACCCCACAGCGTCCCGAGCGGACCGAGGCGGCTCTCGAACCGGTACATCGCCTCCAGGCTGCGCTCGAAGTTGTCGGCGTTCGCGCGCTGCCACTCCAGGGTCTCCCGGCGTGCCCGACCGAGCCACCAGGTGCGCCGGTACAGCCGCCAGGCCTGGCCGTGGGTGACGGCATCCTGCGGCGTGGCCACGGACGGACGGCGCAACAGGCGCAGCGGCGTCGAGACCAGCGTCCCCGCGGGGCGGATCCGAGACTTCATGGGGTGACTCCTGTCAGGGCGTGGGGAGAGTCGAGGGGGTCGTCTGCGTCTCCGTCGCCAGGGACGTCAGCCCGATGCTGACCACCGAGCCCGAGCCGGTGGACAAGCGGATCTTGCGATCGATGTCGGTCAGCTCCTCCCCGGAGAACGCCAGGCGTGCCCGGGGGACCTCGGACGGCACGGTGTAACCGACGGCGATGGATCCGTCGGCACCGATCGAGGTGGAGCGGAACTGTTCCTGGTTGACCAGGACGCGGATGACGGCCTCGGCAACCGCGACGCGGACCACTCGGTTCCAGTCGGCGGCGTCCTGGATCTGGGCCGCGGTGGCCCCGACAGCCGCCGCCGCGGTGTCAGCGGCATCGACCAGCCCCGCCAGGTTCGGGCGCAACCCACGAAGCTTCGTGAGCGCATCCTCGACCAGGACGGCGGCCAGGTCCGACTCGGCATCGCTGAGCGTGCCTCGGCGGGCCTCGACGTCACTGACACTCGCAGCGAGCGGCATCGGTCACTACTCCTGGACGACCGTGGTCTCCGGGGTGGGCAGTCCCCTGCCCACGCCGGCCACGGTGTAGTTCTCCCGCGGCGTGGTGTCGCTCTTGACACCGCGGTACCCCTGAGCGGCATGCCGGTCGGCCTGGTCCTTCACGAACCCCTGCAGCGCCGCAGCACCCGGGTCGTCGGCCACGGCATCCGCCGGGAGGGCATCCTGACGGGGCGGGTTGGTGGTGAGCACCTTGGCCGGCGCCACGGGTGCGGCAGCAGCCTTCTTCTCGGCCGGGGCGGCCTTGGTCTCGTCAGCCATCAGTTCGGCTCCTCTCAGGTCCGGGCGATCGTGATGAACGCGGTACCGCCGGGGTCGGCGATGCCGGTGCCGACCGCGGCCGAGCGGAGCTCGAGCACGTCGCCGGCCGCCACCGTGGTGGCGTTGGCGACCACGGACAGCGTGATGGCCTTCTCGTCGAAACCGGTGGCGTTGACACCGGCCGCGAAGTTGAGCGAGGCCACCACCGTGGAGCCGGAGCCGTCCTGGCCGCGATTGACGACCGAGATGGTCCGGTTGTTGGTCGCCGCGCCCGTGATGGTCGCGGTCGGGACGTAGGTCACGGCGCTCACGACGCCCGCGAACTCGGTGGTCACGGCCGCCGAGCCGGTGGACGCCGCGATGATCGCGGGGACCTCTGCCTCGTACTTGCGTGCGAGGGGTGCCATTCCAGACATGATCAGATCTCCCTGGGATCAGGCGCCGACGGTGCGGATGTAGGCGACCGGGTAGCGCGCCGACTCGCTCGGGCGGTCGTTGTTGATCGGGTTGGAGACCTGCCACCCCACCCGGAAGGTCACCCGCAGCGCGAGCATGTCCTGCTGGGGCAGGTTGTAGACGATCGCACCGGTGTTGTCGGTGATGACCGCCTGGTCGAGCACCTTGTAGGAGACGTCCTTGCGGATGCCGACCCGGAACTGGCTCCACGAGCCACCCATGAGGCGGACACCGTTGACGCCGACGCCACCCGAGACCGGCCACAGGCCGCGCATCGGGTAGACGATCCGCTGGCCGTCCAGACTGTTCAGGTCACCGGCGACCCGGCCCTCGTCCAGGCGCTGACCGTCGACGGCGCGAGCCTTGCGCAGCTTGGTGCGCAGGCTGATCGGACCGAGGAACCCGGTCACGTCGTAGCCGTCACCTTCGATCACGCCGTACATGTCGTCGACATCGCCGAGGAACCCGCCGGCCGCTGCGGCGTTGGTGCCCTCGTCGACCACGTTCCCGGCCGCGGCAGCCGCGGCGAGGACGTTGGTCGGGAAGGACGCCGGGGCGTTGGCCCCGAAGAAGACCGCCTCGTCCAGGACGCGACCGATGGCCTCGACCAGGAGTGGCTTGCTCTCCTCCCAGATGTTCATCGACAGGTCGTCGATGACGTTCTCGGGCACCGGGAGGATCGTCGCGATCTCTTCCACGGTCATGTACTTGTTCGCCCAGGACAGCTCGGTCGTCTGCTTGAGACCGGTGTCACCCGAGACCCAGTAGGCGATCGGCAGGGCGCTCAGGATCGGGAAGCGGATCTGGCCGCCGCCGACGGGGATCCGGGGAAACAGCGCGAGGACCGCGCTCTCCTCGGTGGCCTTGCCAACAAGTTGAGCCTTGGAG